CTCGCATATCGGCATCGCCACGGCGGACAGCGAGCGCGGTGAACTGGAAACGGTGGACGGTAACACTAACGGCAAAGGCGAACGCGACTCAGAAAGCGGAGATGGAGTTTGGCGCAAGTATCGCGCCCGCTCACTTGTCAAGGCGTTCATCCGGCTTGTCTAAAAGCTCAGGATAATGCTTCCGCGCCCATTGCGTAGCCTCTTCATGCGCAAACTCGACAAGGGATTTTGACGGGATGCCGCTTCCAACGCTAATCCCGATCCGCTCGTCAACTCGATAGGCGATTTTACGGCGCAGTTGTTCGGGCGTTTCTATCATTTGGTTTCTTATAGGGTTTGGCGATTGGCGAGCAGTTGAATACTGCGGGCGTCATACCAATTCATTTGCCCAACGTCCGGCTGTGACCCTGTATTCACTACGGAGAGCAGTCCTGACGATGCCTCCAACGCCTCCCTGCACTTGGCGAGCTTGTCGAGGGCGGTGTCCCTTTCCTCCGTCCGCTCTGCGAGCATTTGCTCTAGGGTGCGGGCGAAGTCGGATTCAACTAGGCTCCATTCCTCGCCGTCTTCGTTGGTGTATTGCCATTCTTCCGCATCCGTGAGCGGCGTTGGTCTTTCGTTTGGTGTCATAGTGTCTCCTTCCATTCTTCGCCTTCACTGGATTTTGTGATTTCGGCAAACATTCTGTTGTAGCAATCAACGCAAGCGGTATCGGTTTTTGATGGTGCGACAATTAGGAAATGTTTCTCTCCAGTAGCTATTCCGTTTGGTGGTAATCCAATCGAAATGCAGCGAAAACAAGTTTGCGGAGTGGTGGATGTGGTTTGTGTTATGGTCATTGGAGTAGTTCGATTGGATAGGCTGCGAGGATTTCGTTGATAATTAAACTAGAGTCGGGACTAGGTAGCTGCCGACACATTGCGATTGTCCGAAGCGTGCTTTTCCAGTTAGCTTCGGCGTTTCCGGCACAGGCGGCGATGAAGGTGGCGTCCTCTTTTTCATTCGGATTGGTTTGTTCCTTGAAAAATCTAGTATCAACCACGACGATAGCCTCCTGCGTTCCATCGAGCGCGAGAACTTCCGTTTGATGCTGTCCGATTATCTCCCACTTCCCCTGCGTCCGCTTCTCCGCAATCGCGAGGAGCTTTTTAAGGTGAGACTCGATGAGTGATAGGTGTTCGGTGATGGAGGGGTTCATAGCGAGACTCCTTTGACGGCTGCGAGTACGGTGACGCGCTGCCGCCAGAGGATTGTTTTTAGTTCGTTGTTGTTCATGGTTGTTGTTTTGAATTGTTCATCGCGGCAAGTTCCTCGGCCTTTACGAGTTCATCGAAGCGATTAACGGCGCGGCGATTGCACTCAATTGCAAGCGTGTCTTTTTCTTCCTCGGCTTTCGCAAGCTCCCGCTCCGCATCAGCAAGCGCACGCCTTGCGGATTGCAGCTTCGTTGGTTTCGTTTCGGTGATGTTCAATGGTAGTTCGTTCATATCAGTTCGGTTTGGGTTTCTGTTGGTTGTGATGTTTCGGTGAAAAGTGTTTGCTGCCTTGTCTCGCGGTCTATGCGTTCGCACGCGGCCTTGTAGTAATCGGCATCCAGTTCGCACGCAGTCAAATGATGTCCCGCGTAGTGGCAAGCAATAGCGATGCTTCCTGAGCCAAGATGTGTGTCGAGAATCGTGTCTCCGGGCTTCGCGTAGCTTGATAGCAGCCAGCGATAGAGCGCGACGGGCTTTTGTGTGGGGTGGATTTTGCCGCGATAGTCACCATTTGCGAGCGGGTCATATTTGAAAACCTTGGCGTTTCTATCGAACGATCCCCACGCTTGCTCACATTCTGCAAAGTCGCGATCCTTAAAGCCCTCGCCTTTATCCCATACCACAAAATGCCGGGATGGGCGCAATGGAAAGTAGTTTCCGCCGAAGATGATTTGATTGGAGGATACCCGCATTAGCTCCGTGAAATACTCCGGGCGAGGAATGGCGGAATCCCAATCCTTCCGCTCCATCCGTGACGCTCCCCACATACCTTGCTGCATCTTGCCCGCACCTATCCCATACGGCGGATCAACAATAGCCAGATCAAAGTGCTTGTCAGGAAACTCGCGCATCAAGTCCATGCAGTCAGCGTGGCGGATGTCTAGTAGGTCGGTTTTCATTGTTTCTCAAATTCTTCCTCCTGCTTTGCATCGCATTTCTCGCACTTGTCATTCACAAGCTCGCGCCCGCAATTTTCGCAGCAAGCGGCGGCGATTGTCTCGGCAAGGTCTTTGTCCATTCGTGCGTCTATCGCGTGTTCGTAGCGGCGTTGTGGCGTGCTCATAGTGCGATGATGTTTTTGATTCTGGCGATCAGTTGATCCTTCGTTTCGCTGTTAGTTGTGACCAGGTTGCGAAGGTTATTCAGCGTCTCCCATGCAATGCAAAGGTCGGTTTGATCGCGCAGCTTGCCGTCATCGGTGTAGGTGTATGACTCGCACGCGAAAAAGATGCGTTTCCCGTCAATCGGCCCGCGTTGTATGGCTCCGCATTTTGGGCAGTTCATAGTTTTGGTTCCTCTCCTAGTTCTGCCGCCCAGAGCGCATAGATCGGCCAGCATTTATCTTCGTCATAATCCGCGTCGTGTTGTGCCGATAACTCTTCCTGTTGCTCGGCAAAATCCTCGGCGTCGTCTCTATTGTTAAAAACACCGTCGTCGTCGGTTGATTTGCGATGGGCGAAAACGAAATAGCCGTGCGGTGATCGGAAATTAAATGCCTCGCTGAGTTTTATGTTCATTTCTTTTTCCTCCGTGGTTTAGTTTTCTGGATTCCCTCAAACTCGGCAACGCGGTCAATGGTTCGGAATGCGGCGTTTGCCCATTTTATATCACATTCATCGCCGTCTGTTTCGAGTTGGTATTGCACGCGCCCGATCATTTCATTCAGATCGGAAGCGGCTTCATTTCGCCAAGAGCAAATATGCTTCGTGTAGTATTCAGTCGCGTTGCAATTTTCCAACAGTTCTTTGATGGTTAGGTTCATGGTTTTTGGTTGTGTTTCTCAATTTCCTTAAACATCATGTCAATTCCGGCGCGAATTGACGGCCATTCATTATCACTAAGGCGGATTTCTCCCTTATCGCTTTCATCGTTGCATTGAGTTATTTTCAGATACTCGCCAGCGGCATCGTCGGCGATTGATATGACAGTTGCGTCCCCGCTGAATATGCTGTCTCCCTCTGGTAGTATTATGACGCTCATGGTTCGTTGGATGTAGTTCATGGTTTTTTGTTGATTAGGTTGCAGATTTCTTTGAGTGCTTGGCTAGGAACGCTTCGATTGTAGAAGCTGGATCGGTATCGAGTAGCGCGCACGCCTTGCACACGGCGCGATGCTTTTGCAGTAGCGTGTCGCGCTCAGCGGTAAGTGCGGAAATCTCTGCGCGCAGGCTTTCTATGGTTTCGGTGGTCGGCATGGATTTGGGTTGGCTGGCGGGCGCGACACAAGGGCGCGCATCATTGCGATGAATCGGGCTTCGGTAGCTGCTTCGCGCTTGGCCGGATCGGGTTCCGGCGGCACGCTGATGAGGGCTAGTAGTAGTCGGTTTTTAATTTCCATTTGTTAGGTTTCATCCTCCCATCGAGTAAGCAATCCGTTAAATTTCAACTTGAGATCAACGTGCCGCGCCCCTTCGCGCTGTTTCCAGATTTCAATTCGCCCCGGCTTTACGTCCTCGCTGTCGGCATCGGCGTGGATTTTGATAAGCGATGAAGCGTCCATTTCAGCGTCTTGCGCCTCTCTTGTTGACCCGTCGCGGGATTGCTGACTCGGCACGATGATAACGCAGTTCATCTCGTTCGCGGTCATTTTCAATCGCTGAGTAATTTCCGCGATTTGAAGTTGCCTCCGCTCGAATCGTCCTTGGCATCGAATGAGTTGCAGGTAGTCAATGCAGATGAGATCGAACGGGCGAACGCCATGCTCTGCGCGAATGTCGGCAATGATGGATTCCAGCGAATAGAGATCGTCCCTCATGTGGATTGGCGCTTTGATGAGGTCGGCGCAAGCGGTCATAAGGCTCTCAGCGGCGGCGTTGGCGTAGTTCTGCGCTTCTGGGTGCTTGGCGTTATTCAGAAGGGTGCGGACGTATTTTGGATTATTGCCGGAACGCACTGCGATTGCGCGCTTTAGCGTGGCCTTTTGGCGCATTTCGAGCGGGTAGAAAGCTACACGACTGCCGTTTTCCACCGACGCCGTGATGAGCATTTGGTTTGCCAGTGCCGATTTCCCGCAACTGGTAGGCGCGGAAATGATGAGCAAATCGCCGCGATACAGGTCTAGCACGCCGTCTATGCCTATCACGCCCGTATTGACAATCTCGCCATCCGACTCGCCGCTGCCAAGCTCCTTCACGATTTCGAGAATGGTTTCCTTCACCGTTTGGCGTTTAGACTTCTTCACCAATAGGCCCGTAAGCGCGCCGTGGGCTTCATGCGCGAGGTTTTCAGCCGATTCCGTGTCTGTGTAGGCTCTGGCGGCAAAATGAGTGCCGACGCGGATAATCAGGCGCATCATGTGTTTTTCCCGCAAAATATCGAGATGATATTGCACGTTCGCCGCCGTAGGCATGAAGGTGGACAGGCTGGAAATGAACGGTGCGCCGCCCACGCTTTCCAGCTTTCCCGCGTCCCGCAATGCGGCGGTAATAGTCACGAAGTCGAACGGCTTTGCGTCTTGCGCGAGCGACGCCAAAACGCCGTAAGTCGTTGCGTGCGCTGGGATATGGAAGAAGTCAGGAGTGATGCCTTGCTCGCTGCAAATGGAATAAACCTCTACTGGCGAAAGGACAAGCGACGATAGCACGGCCTTTTCTGTTTCCGGGCATTGCGGCAAAAGCCTGTGAATATCAGGGAGAAATGAGTCTAGGGTTTGCATTTGATGTAGTCTTTGCCGGGGTTTGATGCGCGCCATTTGTCAGGATGCACGCCGTCTGCGAACATTTCCTCGTTCTCGCGGAGTAGCTTGTCCATCGGGGTTTCTTTGATGCCGACTGAGCGAGGCTTGGGCGCGGGCTGATTGCGCTGCGGGGATTGATCCCATATCAGGCTTTTCCAGCCTTTCGAGATAGCGAGGTCAATCACGTCCAATGCTCGCGCCTCTCCTTCCCTTTCGCACATTGTCAAAAGGCTTCTGCGCGTGCCTTGCGTTATCGGCTTTCCAGACTCCCGCAAGTGATCTTCCCATTCAGTCCAGCGTTTCGTGAAAGCTGGCGAGCGGAGGCTTTCTGGAAACCATGCGCGCAAATGTATTGGTGCTTTTACCTCTTCTTCTTTCTTTGTATCTGACTCTGACTCTGACTCTGACTCTGACTGTGTTACATCGGTTAACGCGTTTTTACAAATCTTTACATCGGTTACATCGTTGTCTTTCTGTGCTTTACGACGCCTTGCCATATATTCCCTCATGTATGCTTTCTTCTCTTCCTCGCTTTTTATGGCCCGATAGGTGAGGTAATTTACAATCGTGTAGCCTCGGCCAGCATCGCTTTCGACAATCCGCCGCCCCTCTTTTGCCTGCGAGTTTGAATCAGGATCGGGAGACATTAAATCGGCGATGCACCGATTAAAGGTATCGAGCGGAAGATTGACCGTGCGGGCTATCGCTACATCCGTGCCGATTACATCGCCGCAGGGGTCAGAAATGGCTAGTAGCATCATAAAACAGTATCGAGTCACTACATCTTGCTCCATGAGTGAAGATTGCGCGATTCGACTGAATAGTTTGGCATACATGGCTTGCATATTAGCTTGTGTAAAATTAACTGTAAAGGTTTATTTAACAGAAACATTAACAGGCTTTCGTATCAACGGCAAAGATTCGTCCGCTAAGGTTTTCTCCCACCGCTCGACTTCCTTCGCGGCAATCGTGATTTCGTGGAACTGCGCCGTGCCAGCGTTCAGTCGGGCGAGGTGCGATTGAGCAAGCGCAAGCATCATCTTCGCATGACTTTCGCGCCGGGGGCGTGGTGTTTTGGTTTTCATTGGTTTGTAAAAAGTGCCACTAGCAACCGTTAGGTTCAACTAATCCCCAAGCATATCACCAGTTAAGCGGATGCGGGAACGGGCGTTTGCCCAATGGCGTTTTGTTAAGGGTGAGTGATTTCGATTATCGTGTGCTCTTCATCGCCTTTCGCGGCTTTGCGTTGGCTCGTTTCAACTTTGCACAGTTCTGGCGAGTCGTCTGGTATGAGGCCAGCGTATCGGCAGCAATCGAGAACGTATTTTTCACATAGCCCGTCCTCGTCTGCCAGTCTTTTGCGGACGCTCGTAACGCGGACAAGAAATCGTCCATCTGTGCGTCTTTGAACTTCTTTCGCTTCCAATGGTGCATCGCTAGGATCGCGTTCCAGAGCGGCAATCGTCCCGGTATTTTGAGTGTCAGTGTTTGCATAAATTCTAATCTTCGCATCCCAAACGTCGCGCACCTTCCCGCCTTCCTTGGTCGGCGCGTTCACGTCCACGGCCTCACGATGCACGGGCTTTCGCTCCATCGCTCGGCGGATTTCTGGCGTTAGGTTCATAGGCAGATTTTATCGTTAGACCGCCAGCAGCACGCCCTGCGACAGTCGTTGCTTTGCGGCTTCGCAGTATTGTTCATTGATTTCGATTCCATCGGCTTTCAGTCCTTTCGCTCGCGCCGCCAGCAGCGTGCTTCCACTGCCTGCCCACGGGTCGAGCACTGTTTTGATTTCCGGCACGAGTCCGATTGCCCACTCCATTACCGGCACGGGCTTTTGCGTCGGGTGGTAGCGGATTTCCTTTTCGGCCATGTTCTCTTGCAGGTATCCGTGCCACTTAAATTTGATTCTTCGCACCGCCATGTCTAGGTTCGTCCACGCGAGTTCGGCGTCGGCGTAGCGGTTTTCGCCGTTCTCTTTATCCCAGACCAGCCAGCCACGAGCAGCGGGCAGCCCGAAGTAGTTTCCGCCCCAGATGATTTGCCAGTCAGCTTTACCAATCGCCATTTCCATCAGCCACCGCTCCGGCACTTGGGAGTCCCAATCTGCGGTGGGATATTTCCGCTGCTTGATGTGCTTGTTCCGGCCAGTGTCGCCGCGTGGTTTGTCTGCTCCGATACCGTAGGGCGGGTCAGTCATCATCAGGTCGTATCCATCCATTACGGGCAGCAGTTGGCGGTTGTCCGCACAGAAGATTCGGATTCCGTCTTGTGAGTGGTAGAGATGGCGGTCTAACCAGTCACTGGAGCGAACAGCCGCCCCGCACGTCGTTGGTAATTCGGTAGTCATAGAGGGCGGCTGTCGCTCAGTTCTGCGTTAAGTGAAATAAATGCGCTCATGCCGCCCTCCAAACAGTTGCCTGTTTCCCGCTTTGGTTCTTTCGTGTCGTGCCAGTGTCGGCTATCTTACCAAGCGCAAGCAATTCAGTCAGGCGAGGGCGAATTGACAAAAGTGACTTGCCAACTTCCGCCGCGCACTCATCAGCGGTCAAATCTTGATGAAAGAGAACGTCTAGCACTTTTTGCCGTAACGTCGGCGCTTTCTCCTTCATCGAATCCGCCGCCGCCTTGGATGTGCCTCCGCGCTTGTAGCCGGGGCTTTCGGGATATTTGGTTTTCATGGTGTTATGTTTTTGATGTTTTATTTGAAAGAGTCCCGCCGCCGAGTGAGTCGGTTTTTGGCCGTTATTAGTTCAATGCTCTCGCTCGCTTCGTTGATTTCCATCGGAAATTTCCAATGGGGCAAATCGGCCAGCATAGGCACGGCGGGAAAGTGGTTCATGGTTCAGTGTGATAGCAGACGCTTGGCGACTTGCATTTCGCGCTCAAGGTCATCGGCGTTGTATTTCAGAGCAGCGGCCTTGTCGCTCGCCCAGAGAGCGCCAAAGTCCTTCCCGCTGCCTGTTTTCGTCGGCAACCCAAGGGCGCGTAAAGCACCGTCCAAGCTGGCGTATTTGTCGCCGTAGATACCCGCGCTCCATATCTCCATCAGGTCAACTACGCTTTCGCTCCACGGATAGCGCGGTTTGAACGGATTGAAGATGCGGGACGGCACGCGCACGCCAAGTAGCCATGCGCGCTTTACGAGAAACGGCAGGTCAAAGCCTTTGATATTCCAGCCCGTGATGATTCGGCCCCCGTCAAATGCGTGCGTCATGTAGGCGAACGTCTCTCGCAAGTTGTCAGCTTCGCTAAGGGCGTGCGTGTATTGCAACGGCTCAGGATAATCGCTGCCAAGAAACCCCACAATCGCCGTCTCGCCGTGCTCAGGATACAGGGCGCCGTTGGCAACTTCGTCGTTGCCGTGCTCAGCTTCCGCTTCCGCCAGCTTTGCGCGGATTTTTTCAGGGTCTTTCAGCACGCCAAGTTTGACCTTGCCGGGATCGAATGGCGGCAGCTTGGCGCGTATCACAGACTCAGTTTGTGCGATTGTTTCAATGTCTAGGATCGTGAAGAGTTGCATGGCAGTAGATCAAAATGGCACTTCTTCGCTATGTAAATCAGCCGCATCCGGTTCTGTAGCCGATGAATGACTAGCTTGATCCGCGTCCGCTGTCTGCGATTCGCCAGCTTTCCACTCATTGCAGTTGGCAATCTTGTTCCGCACCCATTCCGGCAACGCCTCAAACTTCTTGCTCCGTTTCTCCGCAATGTCATAGACGATGACAGGCAGGATCGCGGGCGGGCACGTTAGCCCCTTCATCATGGGCGCGATGCTGGCGATGTTGGCATAGACGTTGCCGTTCTTTTCGCTGACAACGTGGATGATGTTAAGCGTGCAGGTGACGCCCGCCAGCTTGCTAACATCGAAGCCTTCAAGTTCTTCGGTTGTAAATGGCTTGCCGCGCCAGCTTTGAAGATGGGCGCGCAGCTTGGCTTTCTCGCCAAGGGATAGCGTGTATTCCTGACTAACGACGAAAGGCTCTGGCCCGTTTTCTTCTTTGAACGTGTGAAGCTCGTTAGGAAGCTCCCATGTGAGCATGAGTTTCGGCTGAACTTTGACGCCGTAATCGCCGTCTGTGATTTGTGTGCCGAGGTCAATGACTCGGACACAGCGGGCGACGTGCGCGCCAGCGGGCGCTGGCGTAGATACTGTTCCTGATTTTGCGGATGCGTTTAGTGACATGATATTTAGTTGGTTTTAGTTGTGTGTTGTTGGTTTGTTTGTTCCGGGGTGAAAGGTTTCGGCTCATCGTTTAGATTCAGCAATTCCGCTTTATCAAAGCAGGCTTTCATCGAAACGCGGCCAAGGGTGAACGCCATAATAAAGTCAGATCGACGGATCATGTTTCGGTTCATGTGCGGGATTGCGTCCCATACTTCGATTGCGGCTTGCTGGTGGTTATTTTCGCTCATTGGTTTGGTTGGTTATTTGTTAAAAAACGCTTTAAATGATTCGTGGCCATATTTGCCGACTGTTTCGCCGATGATAAGCTCCACAGATACCTTCGCGGGATAGTTTTTGTCGGCGAGGAAATGCGAGCAACCCTGTCCGCAAGCGCCCGTGATCGTCCGATACGCGACAATCATATCCTCTAGGCTCACTTTGGTTTTTGTCGTCCATGTCCTATATGGCGTCGTGTCCCGATTGCCAATTTTGACAAGCAAATCAGCGCGAGCTTCCGCTAACGTCGCGCCGTGCGCCGTTTTTCCGTCGCGCTCTACAATATATAATTGCTTCGCTTTTCCGATAATCACGACGCGCATCACGCTTCCGCGCTTGCTGATAACTTTCGACAAGATTCCGTCAACCAATACTAGGCCAAGTGCGGCAAATGCGGCTTTCTGTGAGTCGCTGCATATAGTTTTTGCAATCTGGCCCGCGTTTAATTTTATCTTGTCCGCTGAGCCTGTCCAACCTTGGAAGTCAGCAGACCCGCCAATAGTGGTAAGATTGTCCGCTGAGCCTGTCCAACCTCGGAAGTAAGCATACCCGCCAATAGTGGTAAGATTGTCCGCTGAGCCTGTCCAACCTCGGAAGTAAGCACCCCCGCCAATCGTGGTAAGCTTGTCCGCTGAG